TAACAAGTACGTGCGACTTAGAGACAGGGACTTAGGTTGCTGCCCATGTGATAGGACTGAAAGCTGGCAGGGTCAATGGCATGCCTCGCATTTCCGTAGCAGGGGCGCAGCTTCTGGACTTCGCTACCACCTTTGGAATATTCACAAGTCTTGCAGCATATGCAACCACCATAAGTCGGGGAACCTGGAAGGCTATAGGCCACGCCTGATTGAAAAGATAGGCCAAGACAAGGTGGACTGGCTCTACACGCAGAACTGTGTCACACGCTATGACGTGGAATATTTGGAGCGATTCATTCAAATTATGCGGCGTAAATTGAAACGATTGGAGGCTAGGTTATGAATCCAAGATGCCACCACTGCGGCGACACATACGGAGCTCACGTTCACATCTGCCAAGCACCAAAGGCGAAGATTATGAAAGACACAGGTGGTCCACCATTTCCAGTTCTTAGGGCAGGTGTGGATTTTCTAGCTGAGGATGGAATCAGTTTGCGCGACTACTTTGCAGCTAAGGCCATGCAGGGGCTTATTTCTACAGGTGATTGGGATTCTGAATCGGATTTTTTTGCAACTTGGTCTTATGAAATGGCAGACGCCATGCTGGAGGCTAGGAAATGAACGGCTGCCACAACCATACACCCTACAAAGACGCCTTTGGCTCTTACGGGCTGGACAGCAAAACGGGTGAGATTACTTATTTCGTAGTCCAAAACCCAAACACAAAAGACTGCAACTATAGGAATACAGAGCTAGGAAAGGCCGATAAGGGATTCAATGGCTGCAAGTGGAGGAATAAATGAGCGTCCCTGAAATACAAAAAGGAAAGAAACGCCGACAGGTATGTGTATCCATCACTGAGTCCCAATGGTTGTACATGAGGCAGCAGGGCGGCAGCAAGTGGCTTCGGGAGCTAGTAGAGGCGGCTATCAAAGTAAAGGAGGCAAAGCAATGAAAATCACTGAACGTTACGCAGTAGCACGGAACACGTCAAACCTCAAGATGAAGGCTGAGACTAACTTCGCACCGATTGACGTTCTAACCGCCGTTGGAATGGCAAGCCATGCCAGCCGTGAGGCAATCATGTTGTGGGAGGTGACTTTCCAAGGTAAGACTTCTGCAAAGCTGGCCTGTGTGGAAATGTTGGCAAAGAGGCTGGCAGCGCAAATGATTAAACAAAGGTGGAAGGGAAGCCCCACCAAGATAGCCTCAGAGGTGTTTGCTTGGCACATGCATGGTACTTGCCAGCCTTGTGGGGGGAGGGGATACCAACTGATCCTAGGCACTCCCGCACTGTCAGACAAACTTTGTACGCATTGCGCCGGGTCGGGTAAGGTTCGACTTCCAAGGGAAGATGCCCATACCTGGTTACGGGACTACATGGAGAAGCTAATTAGTCAGGCGGGTGGAAAAGTTATGCAAAAGCTTGCAATTGATATGCAGATGTGATAATATCTCATCCGACGATAAAGGCAGGGTATTCCTGTCACAGATAAAACGGTCACAAACTCTCAGAGCACAGCCGCCTGCGGGTTTTTTGCTTTTCGCAGAGCGCATCCATCTACCCATTGACTGCTTAGTTAACAAAGTGGTTGACGCTCTGCAACTCTCAAACCCACTCCGCGCATATCTCACCTGCTTTCACTGTCAGCAGGCTCTGAGGTATGGGGTGGCCCCTAGACGATGGGCTAATCGTCTTACCTCCAGCTAACAAAACCCTCTATCGAGCCGCATGCCCTCCCATGCACTTGATAGGGGGGCTGGACCAATTCCCCCTTGATCGAGCAATCGGTCTTTGCCCTGCTAGTCGGGGCTTTTTATTCCCAAAGAGGCTATCAATGGAAAACTCCAAAGATGCCGACACAAAATTTAAAAAGGGCCAGAAAAGCGGTCCAGGTCGGCCTAAAGGTACAAAGAACAAAGCCACAGCAGAGCTAAAGGAAATGATCCTATGCGCTTTGGACGCATCGGGTGGTGTTGACTACCTGGTAGAGCGTGCAAACGACCCAAGGACTGCATCGTCCTTTTTGGCGCTGATAGGCAAAGTCTTACCAATGACCGTACAGGGTCCAAACCCTGATGGCTCGCATACGTTCACAGTGAATCAGCCGTGGTTGCAGCAATCAATACAGCAGCGCAACTCGGCATAAATGCCTACCGTCCACGCCAGCCGTTCAAGAACTTTCACAATCGCAATGAGCGTTGGGCAGTTTTAGTCTGCCATAGGCGTGCAGGAAAGACAGTCGCATGCGTGGCTGAGCTGGTGCTATCTGCCTTGTTTACGACAAAGCAAGACGCCCGTTACGCCTATGTTTGCCCACAGTTCAACCAGGCCAAGGACGTTGCTTGGATATACATCAAGCGACTGACTGCTGACATACCAGGCATTCAGTACAACGAGAGCGAGCTAAGGGCTGACTTACCCAATGGGGCACGCATCAGGCTTTACGGTGCTGATAACCCTGATCGGCTGCGCGGCTTGTACCTTGATGGCGTCATCTTGGACGAGTTTGCAGACATGCGCTCTAGCGTGTGGGGTGAAGTGGTTAGGCCAATGCTGGCAGACCGCAAAGGCTGGGCGGTGTTCATTGGTACTCCAAAGGGCCATAACGAGTTTTACGACGCCTATCAGTCTGCACTGACCCGAGAGGATTGGTTCACGCTGATGTTGAAGGCCAGCAACTCAGGCTTGATTGATGACGCCGAGTTGATGGATGCCAAGCGGGGCATGACTGATGACCAGTTCGCGCAGGAGTTTGAATGCTCATTTGAGGCAGCTATTGCCGGGGCTTACTACTCAAAAGACATAGTTGCAGAGCAGATCACTGATGTGCCATACGACCCTGCAATGCCAGTCTATACGGCTTGGGACATAGGCTACTCAGACGATACGGCGATATGGTTCTATCAGGCAACAAGGGGCGAGATTCATGTCATCGACTTCTATTCAGCCAATGGATACGGAGTGGAGCATTACGCCACTGTGCTTGACGGTAAGGGCTACAACTACGCCAGACTGGGTACTAAGCCTTTTCTTTGGCTTCCCCACGATGCACGCGCTAAGACGTTTGCAAGCGGAGGAAAGTCTAGCCAGGAGCAGTTCCAGGCCCTTGGATATACGAGTCGCATTACTCCAGAACTGAGCCTGCAAGACGGCATTCAAGCCTTGCGCATGGCGTTGCCGCGCATGTGGTTTGACAGAGAGAAGTGCAAAGACGGAATAGAGGCACTGAAGTTGTACCGCAGAGAGTGGGACAGCGATAAGAAGGTGTTTCGAGACAAGCCATTGCACGATTGGACTAGCCATGCGGCTGATGCTGCTCGATATATGGCAATTAGCTGGCGTGAACTGAAGCCAGAGGAAAAGAAGCCTGAGCCCAAGTGGGCTATGCAAGGCATTGAAGGCGGCGTCACCCGCACCCAATCACTTAACGAAATGTGGGCCATGACGCCCGGAAGAAACAAAAGGATTTAATCATGGCAGGCATTTCTAACCCAGGCTACACGGCAGTACCGTTGGCAGCTACAGGCTCGGCAAAGGCAGGAGCAGGCTGCATGGGCGGCATTCTGGTGGGCACATCCACATCATTGACTATCAAGGTGTGGGACAGCCTGAGCGCCACTGGCACGGTGATTCTGGAAACCACCTCGGCATTGACTGCTGGACAGTATTTGACAATTCCCGCTTGCTTTAGCGTGGGTTGCTTTATCACTGTTGGCGGTGCTGGAACCTTTACGGTGTTTGTCGGCTAATGGAAGAAGAAAAGAAGTCATCTCAGGACTGGTTCAATGCCCTTGAACTGTCCAAGAAGGAGATGGCTAAGTGGCAGGAGCGCGGGGAGAAGATCGTCAAGCGTTATCGTGACGAACGCTCTGAGATGTCGGGGAATGGCCGCAAGTATAACATTCTGTGGTCCAACATCCGCACATTGCTGCCTGCTGTGTACGCTAAGAAGCCTAAAGCAGAGTGCCAGCGTAGACACAAGGACGCTGACCCTGTAGGCCGTTGCGCTGCTCAGGTATTAGAGCGTGCATTGCAGTATGAGATTGACCAATACAGCGACTTTGATAGTGGTTTGCGCCATTCAGTGCTTGACCGTCTGCTACCGGGTAGGGGCGTGGCATGGGTTCGCTTTGAGCCTGCGTATAAGCCTGGACAGCCTGAGGATGTTGGCGAGACACAGATCACTGATGATGTTGAGCCGGAGATGGAGGATACGACGCAGCTAGAGACTAGCCCTGTCGACTACATCTATTGGAAAGACTTTCGGCATTCTCCAGCACGTACATGGGAAGAGGTCACTTGGGTTGCACGCCGTGTGTACATGGCAAAGGACGAGGGCGTAGAGCGGTTTGGCGATGATTTCAAGAGCATCCCACTGTCTCACGTTCCTATGGGCGTTGACCAGCTAAAAGCTGATGGCGTCAACACTGAGAACATGAAGAAGGCTGTTGTCTGGGAGATATGGGACAAGCCTAGCAAGACGGTTGTATGGGTTGCTGTGGGGTCTGAGAAAGTCTTAGACACCAAGCCGGACCCGCTTGAGTTGGATTGCTTCTTTCCGTGCCCTAAGCCACTGTTTGCCACGCTGACGACTGATTCGCTGGTGCCTGTTGCTGACTACGTGATGTATCAGGATCAGGCTGCTGAACTGGACACGCTGACTGAACGGATAGGCAAGCTGGTAGAGGCTGTGAAGGTTGTTGGCGTTTTCGATTCGTCGGCACCCGGCATTCAGCGCATGTTGTCTGAAGGTGTTGATAACACGCTTATCCCCGTGGATACGTGGGCTGCGTTTGGTGAAAAAGGCGGCTTGAAGGGTTCGATTGATTTCCTGCCGCTGGACATGGTGGTTAACGCCTTGCAGCAGTTGTATGCAGCGCGTGAGCAGGCTAAACAGGTGATCTATGAAGTTACGGGCCTGTCGGACATTATCCGTGGTGCTTCTGTAGCGTCTGAGACTGCCACTGCCCAACAGATCAAGAGCCAGTACGCAAGCCTGCGCTTGAAGGAAATGCAGTCGGATGTGGCACGTTTTGCCAGTGAAATCCTGCGCATCAAGGCACAAATCATGTGTGCGTTCTACCGTCCCGAGAGCCTTGTGGCTATCTCTGGCATGGATCAGACGCAAGATGCACAGTATCTGCCCCAAGCCATGCAACTGCTCCAGAACGACACGCTGCGTGCTTTCCGCATTGAGGTGGAGACTGATTCGCTGGTGGAGTTGGACGAGGCGCAGGAAAAGTCCGACCGCATGGAATTCTTGCAGGCTGCTGGCTCGTTTATCAAAGAAGCAATACAAGCCCCTCCAGAACTAGCCCCATTGATGGGTGAGATGCTGATGTTTGGAGTGCGCTCTTTTAAGGCCGGTAAGTCCATGGAAGCGAGCTTAGAACAGTTCATTAAGGACGCGCAGGAGAAAGCCAAGCAGCCCAAGCCACAGCAGCCTGATCCAGAGATGATGAAGATGCAGGCCATGCAGCAGACTGAACAAGGCCGGATGCAATTGGAACAAGCCAAGATGCAACAAGGCGCACAGCTTGAACAGGGCAAGCTCCAACTTGAACAAGCCAAGATGCAAGCGGCTACTCAGGCAGAGCAGATGCGTGTCCAGGCAGAAGCACAGTCCGCACAGCACAAGGCAGAGATTGACGCGCAGATGGAGCAGCAGCGCATTGACCATGAGCGGTTGATGGAGCAGTCTCGCCAAGACCATGAAAAGTTCATGAAGCAGATGGAGCTTCAATCAAAGGCTGAGACTGAACACGAAAAAGCAGAGCTTGACGCGAGCGTGAAGATTCTTGTGGCTCAGATCAGCGCACAGACTACGACTGCCACGGCTCAGATGGCCGCAGACGCTGCTGATAAACAAGTGGTTGAACAACTAAGCGACGGTGAGGATTCATTGGGCAAGTTGGCAGACATGCATGGCGAGATGTTGTCGGGCATTGGTGACTTGGTTAAGACCTTGAAGGCTCCCAAGAAAAGGACGGGTAAGAAGTTGCCTGACGGCTCGATGGAAATAACAGAGGTGTCTGAATAATGGCAACGCTCACATATGTTAAGTACCAGATTGGTACAGAGGTCTTGCAAGAGGCTGCAAACGCAGGTACTGACTCATGGCGGTTGATCCTGTCCAACACTGCGCCCAACGTTGCTACTAACACTACAGCGGTAAGTGCGACTGAGTTGGGCACATCCGGTGGATATACGGCAGGCGGTGTGGCTTGCACGGTGACAAGTGCAGCGCAGACTGGCGGTGTTTACAAGCTCGTTCTGGCGGCTCCTGCTTCGCCTACATGGACGGCTTCAGGTGCAGGGTTCACATTCCAGTACGTGATTCTGTACAACCTGACGAACACGCAATGCATCGGCTATTGGGACCGTGGTGCTGCGACTGTGCTGGTGGCTGGTGACACTTATACGCCCACGCTTGACGCAACGAACGGCACCTACACGGTAACTTGATATGGCAGCTAAGACAGACCAAGTCATCATCCTGCCGCTTGACACCGGCAATACGGGAAAGAAGGTACGCACCAAAGAGAGTGTTGTTGGTGCCAATACGGTTGAGGAATACTTCTTCATTCCATCTAGTGA